CATATCATGGTTGCGACACATGTATGGCATCGAAGTAAAGGGAGTGGTACATGACACTATGCATGCGCAACATGTGCTACAACCAGAGTTAGAAAAGAGCTTGGGATATTTAGGATCTATTTATACGAACGAGGGAGCATGGAAAAATCTAACAAATTTTTCAAAGAGCACGAAGGCCGAGGCATAAATGAAACGTCCCCAGTACTTTGCTGCAAAGCCTTTACAGGATAAAGATATAACCGTATATAATGAGATTGAATTATGGAGAGCAGTATTGGATCAAGCATTACAGGATATAAGTTACATGGGATTTGATAAAGAGTTTAGAGGATATAAAGATGACGCTGAAGAATGGTTAATAAATGACAAAGAAGATTTCGAAGCGGTATGTGATTACGCATACTTAGATCCAGATAAAACAAGAGATGAATTTTATTACATAATGGGGGTAGCTAATGACAGACGTAAAAAGTATGGAGGAACTGGCGAGAAAGATGAAAGCAAAAGAAAAGAATGATCCAGTAAATTTCCCAGCACATTACAACAAAGGTGGTATTGGTTGCATTGATGCGATTAAGTCTTGCCAAGGTGATGGGTTTAAATTTTATTTACAAGGATCAATATTAAAATATATTTGGAGATACGAACACAAGAGCAAACCAATTCAAGATCTAGAAAAAGCTAAATGGTTTATAGATAAATTGATTGCTACTGTACAGGAGGAACAAGATGCGAATAATAAAGAATACGGAGATCTCACAGACATCACTGTCTAAAGAGCAAACCTTGTGGGTTTACTGTGGATTAGATTGCACATTGACACATGAGATATGGACTAAGATAGAAAAAGATCTCGGTAGAAATGACCACGATTATAGAAAGACATATCAGTTTGAATTAGATATGCTTAAGCCAGCTATGCACATGATGTTGCGTGGGTTAAAGGTTGATGAGAAAACTGTAGGCAGACTCAAAGCCCCCCTTGTCTCATCACGTGTTAAGCTTGAGCGGATGCTACACCTATTTGCTAATGCAGTATGGGACAGAGATCTTAACCACAATAGTCCTACGCAATTAAAAAGCTTTCTATATGAGTGGCTAGGTTTGCCTGAAGTTATCTCTTATGTTAAAGGTAAACAAAAAGTATCAACAGATAAAGAAGCACTTGAGCATTTGATACAAGAGTATCCTAGAGCAAGGCCTTTCTGTAGAACCATCTTGGCTTTACGTGATATAGATAAGCAATTAAATATTTTAAATGCGAAGAGAGATGGAGATGGTAGGATGCGTTGTTCTTTTAAAGTAGCAGGAACTGAGACAGGTAGGTGGGCAAGTTCTGAAAGTCCTTGGGGAACAGGAACTAACCTACAAAATATTACAAAAGATATGCGCGAAATATTTGTACCAGATGGGGACAATGTATTATTTTACGCAGACCTTGAGCAAGCTGAGTCAAGGGTTACTGCATATGTTGCAGGTGATCAAGGATATATAAATGCTTGCGAAGGGGAAGACTTACACACACAAGTAGTTAAGATGGTGTGGCCAAATATGGGGTGGTCATCTGACCGTGCACAGAATAGAGAGTTAGCGGATCGTCCTTATATTGGCCACTTTAGTTACAGAGATATGTGTAAAAGAGCAGGGCATGGAACTAACTATGGACTGTCAGCTACATCTTTAGGCAGGCATCTTAAAATTAAATTGTCTCATGCAACACGGTTTCAATTACTTTACTACGGAGGAGTAATTGCTTTGGCATCTTTAGAAAGATGGCATAAACAGGACAGAGAGGGAGGCTTCCAAGAACTGATTGATGGGGGCACGGTTCTAGGGTCAGGCCCTTCCTCTCTCGTTCGTATCGAAGGGGCATTCCCTGGAATCCGAAAGTGGCACAATGCTATTGCTGCTGAACTTAAAGAAAGCAGCTCGTTGACTACTCCATTAGGTCGTCGCAGACAATTTTGGGGACGCATAGAAGACGGCACTACTTTGAGGAAGGCAATTGCATACGTGCCACAATCTACTATAGGTGATCTTTTAAATCTAGGTTTGTATAGAGTCTGGAATGAATTGAAAGAAGACGGAGTAGATATACTTGGACAAGTGCACGATGCTATATTGGGACAGTTCCCTAAAGATAAAGCTGATGTGATCGTTCCTAAAATTTTAAACTGTATGAAAAATCCTATGGAAGTAAATGGCAGACAGATGATAATACCATCTGACTGTGAGATAGGATCTAATTGGAAGGACATGAAGAAGTATGTCAATGCGTGAATATACTTTTATAAATCAAAATCCTGCCTTTCCAGTAATGTTAGTTGACAATTGGTATGATGAACAATCTGAAAAAGACGTATGGAAAGAATTAGAGTTTTATACAAACGAAGATAAAATGATTAGAAATGATAATTCTTATGCAAGAGATAAAGAAGGCAAACCAACTGGTCAATCTTTTAGAATATTCTTAGATGAAACATATCAACCACAAGCTAGAAATGTATCAACTATATTAACTAAACAACAAGAACTAATTAATACAGATTGGTTTTGTGAGAAGGCTAAACAATTAACTCCAATGAGTAGAAATTTCTTTACATCAAATTGTGATAGAACTTTAGTTACTTACTATAATGATTCAGATTATTATAAAGCACACCACGATACCTTTCTATTTTCAATCATTATATGGTTTCATAAAACACCAAAGAGATATACTGGTGGTGATTTCTTTTTACCTGAAATACAAACTAAAGTAGAATCAAAACACAATAGATTAATATTCTTCCCTAGTTTTATTAACCACGAGGTAACACCTATTAAGATGAATGACCCTAAACTAAATATACTAGGTCTAGGTAGATATTCTATTACACATTGGTATACTTATATACCAAATCTACCAAGGAGTGATAATGCCTAATGTAATAAAATTTGTAACTGATGATGCATATATTCATGACTATAAACCTATGGCACCTAGCCTTAAATATGCACCTGAATGGTGGAAGAAATTGCCTAGACACTTTGTTTCACAAGACGAAACCCAACCACTTATGAACCCTACTATGAAAGGGTGCCCTGGTTTTATTGATTTATATAAAAATTCTTTTGCATTGCCTTTGGATTTGGAACTTGAAATATCAGAGTTTTTAACTGATGATAATAAAATAGGCATAAGGTATTCTCCAGAAAGTGCTGGCAGCATACACCCTGATGTTCAAACAGGCAGTGCTTTTAGTGAGCGTTATCATCATTTTAAAATAGTTTGCAGATATAGTTTTGTAACTGAAGAGAAAGAAAGTTTTTTAATTACTAATAATTTTTGGGGAGATAGATTAAACATTCATGTATTAAATGGAGTCATAGAACAGTCTAAAAATCCTATGCCTATGAGGATTAATATGTATATACCTAAAGGCTTTGGTTATTTAAAATTTAATTACGGCGATATAATTGCTCATGCAATTCCTCTATCAGGTAAAAAATATGTTGTTGAAAAGAAACTCATGATGGGTGATGAGTATATAAAATATCATAAATATTTTGATGTAATTGGGAGATCACATCTTGGAGCAACAAAGATAAGGAAGGAGATATTAGATGATCCTGTTTGATGATGCGATACCAGAAGAATTTAGATTGCGTTTAGTAAATAGTTTATCTTATAAAACCATGCCAGATTATAATTGGTGGGATGGATGGTGGAGGGTTGCTCCAAGAAATTCTGTAGAGCAAGCTCTTCATTCGCTATGGAGACCATACGTGAATTCTGATAATTATCCTGCAGGTATAGAGTACTGGTCAAGAAAATTAACTGCACCCAATCCTGGTTTAGCTTGGCATCAAGACACTAATGAAAAAGAATTTAGTACAGATAATTATGAAATTGCAGGGGCTAGCATGGTTTACTATACAATGGTAGAAGATTTAGTGGGCGGTAATTTAGAGTTATATCCTTTTGATGATAGAGAAAAAAGGAATCAGCGATTAGCTGTTCATAATTACTTAGAGCTAGGCGCAGAAGAAAGTTTTAAAGAAACAATTAGATGTGTACAAAATAGGATGGTAATATATGACTCAGCTAGATTGCATAGAGTATCATATGTACACGCAGGAGTCAGAGAGAACTTGGCTTCTAGCATTTGGTTTGAGAAACCATCCATATTTCATAAGCATGAAAATTATGACAAAGATTGGAAACCACAAAAATGGGAGGTAAAACATGAAGCAAATATGTATCAACAACGATGAGCAGACTTTTACTGTTGATGAAGGAGACGTGGTAAACACGTGCCATGCAGTAGAGATTGAAGGGCCTTGTAAAATGCAATACAAGGATGGAAAGATTTTGGTAGAGACAAAGGCTAAAGTTTATAAGTTAGTTAATATACCTAAAGAAAACCTTGATTTTAAAAAGATTGGTGATATAATAGATATTTCAAACGATGAGTAGAAATTACAAAGATTTTTCTGAGGCATGTATGGATGCTATAAAGGATAGTCCCATACCTCAGCCTTTTGCTAGATGGAGTGCACTGAGTGCAGTCGCTGGCGCTATGGGCAGGAGAGTATGGTATCCTATGGCTAACTATGATATTAGAACTAACTTGTTTGTAGTATTGATTGCCCCTCCTGGAAGAAATAAATCCGTAAGTTTAATCTTACCATTCAGTAGGGTGTTCACTAAGTTAACTACACCAGTTGGTACAAGTGAAGATGACCAGAACTTTAACTCTGGATTAGATCAGTATGGCTTACGTAAATATCCTTTATACTCTATACAAGATAGAATTACACCAGAAAAACTCGCAGTAGACATGACAAAGGTAACAAGACTTGACCTAAGAATAGCAACTCCTGCGGCGGATGAGTTCTATGATTCATCTATGACCTTAGTTACGTCAGAGTTTGGTACCTTTATGAGTAGGCATGAACGTTACTTGCAGATGTTCTTAACAGATATGTGGGATTCTAAAATGGAATACAGCCACAAGACTAAGACAGCAGGTGAATATATAATCAAAGGACCGTGTCTTAATTGGTTGGCTTGTGCTACACCAGAACAATTTGTAGATAACTTACCAGAAGATGCGAGGTCTCAGGGGTTACTCTCTCGTATGATACCTGTTTACTATGATGGTGAAAGGATACCGCAGAGCTTGTTACAAAAAAGAATAAGCGATAATACTGTAAACAATTTAGTCCATGATCTTGCCGATATAGCAAAGATGTATGGCCCTATGTCTTTTGATAAGGATGCTTTTGATTATGTAGAACAAGATATACATGACGGCATACCGCCAGAACCTAAAGACAATCACCTATCTGAGTATGTTCAACGTAGAGTATCTCACTTTATTAAGATTGCTATGGCTGTCTCTGCTTCAAGGAGGGGCACCAGAAAGATAATGAGAGAAGACTGGGATACTACTAAAGAGATAATGTTTGAAGCTGAGGCTTCTATGCCTAAAGCTTTAGAAGGGTTTGGCATGGGCAGAACAGGACGTATAGCACATGACATGGTTACATGGCTACATGGTACACTATTTAATAATGGCCGAACTCATATGCTTCTTAAGCTATTTAAAAGAGAACTGTTAAGAAAGGTTCCTAATCCTGGAGAACTAGAGCAAACTATTAAAGCCATGGAAGACTCTGGTTA